ATGTTATAGAAAATGCAATTAAAAAACCTAGAGACCACTACCATATACCAATAAGAAGTAATATTGGTAGACAGGCAGAGGCTTTCATAGTTGCTAATGATGTAGATGTAGAATTAAATATTTGGCACGAATATGAACTAATAAAAAAATTAATCAATGAAGATAATTAAGAAGTATCATTTTTATGCTGCACACAGAAATAAATCAGCAGGAGAAAAATGTGGTCGGTTGCATGGACATACCTATAACGTTGTTTGCCACTTCAAATTTGACCAATTACATAATGGAATAACAATGCTATTCTCGGATATAGATTCTATTGTTGAGCCTATAATTAAGCAATACGACCATTATTTACTATTACATAATCTTGACCCTATGTGTGCTATGCTTGATATGGTAGACGAACCATATATAGAACTACCATTTGAAACAAGTGCAGAGAACTTAGCACTATGGATATTTAATCAAATAGAATCAAAATTGCCAATAGTTAAAATAGAGTTAGCAGAAACAAAATCATCAAATGTAGTATATGAAATTAGCAGTAAGTGAAGTATTTTATAGCATTCAAGGAGAAGGAATAACAACAGGTGTGCCTTCTGTATTTGTTAGATTAGGTGGTTGTAATCTTATGTGTGGTGGTATTGGAACAAATGTAGATGGAGAACTACATGATGCAACTTGGAGATGCGATACAATTGAAGTATGGATGAAATCACAAATGAAATACTTATCTGAAATATTAGATAAGGAATGTGAAGATGCACTTATGAATGGAGCACATCTAATTATAACAGGTGGAGAACCTTTAATGCAACAAGATAATATAAGTATGTTTATAGACCATTTAGATAGATATATACCTAATCTATATGTTGAGGTTGAAACAAATGGTACTATTAAGCCAAGTGAAAACTTAAGCAGTAGAATTAATATATGGAATTGCAGTCCAAAACTATCTAATAGCGGTAATAGTAAATATACATTTCATCAACCAGAGGTAATTAAACATTTTAATAAGTTAAATACGCAATTCAAATTTGTAGTAACTGATTATAATGACTGGGAAGAAATACAACAATTATATATTCCTTATATATCAAAAGAGAAAGTTTGTTTAATGCCAAGTGGAGAAAATCAAGAATTACTTAAACAAAGTAAACCTATTGTTGCAGAAATTTGTAAAGATAATTATCTAAGATTCACAAATAGATTACATATAGAAATATGGAACAAGAAAACAGGAGTTTGATACCTGATACTGCAGAATGGCATTTTAGGCAGATACTAATACATTTAGGAGAAAATCCTGATAGAGAAGGTTTAAGAGATACACCTAAAAGGTATATTAAATTTATGACAGAATTTCTTGAGCCAAAGGAGTTTAACTTTACATCCTTTGATGCTGAAGGTAATGATGAAATGATAATACAAACTAATATACCATTCTATTCTTTATGTGAGCATCATACTGCACCTTTCTTTGGTTATGCAAATGTTGCTTATATACCCAATGGTAAGATAGTAGGTTTGAGTAAATTAGCAAGAACAGTTGACTTGTATGCTAATAGATTTCAAAATCAAGAAAGAATAACTAGACAGGTAGCTGAAAGATTACAAAAAGAATTATCTCCAAAAGGTGTAGCAGTAAGTTTAAAGGCACAACATATGTGTATGTGTATGCGAGGTGTAAAGAAACACGATACATGGACTATAACAACTAAACTATTAGGAGTATTTAAGGAAGAAGATACTGCTAAACAAGAATTTTTAAAGTTTATATGAATAAGAACTTAATACCATTTGTTAAAGGTCAAAGTGGTAATCCAAATGGGAGACCTAGAAAATGGATTACATCCTTACGAGAAGAAGGCTACAAGCTAAGTGAGGTTAATGATGTTATACAAGTTATGATGTCAATGACAATAAGTGAATTGAAAAGTGTAATGGAAGATGATAATGCTACTATATTAGAAAAAACAATAGCCAATGCTATGAGAAAAAGTTTACAAAAAGGTAGCTTATATTCTATTGATACATTACTTACAAGAGTATATGGTAAACCAAAAGAAACTATTGACACTAATAATAAAACAGAGTTAACAGGAAAAATTAAAATAGAAGTAGTTAATAGTAATGTGCCTTTGGCATCAAGGGAAACTGATATTGATACAAATAAAGATGTTCAAAACTACTGATGTATTCCTACATAACAGAAATGCTACAACAGATATTATAGTTAATCAAGGTGGTACATCATCAGGTAAAACATATAGTATCTTACAAAATCTTTTTCTACATGCAATAGAAGAAGATAATCAAATCATAACAATTGTTGGACAGGATATTCCTAACTTAAAGGTAGGTGCCTTAAGGGATGCACATACAATAGTAGATTCAAGTCCAGAATTACAAAACTACATATCTGAATTTAATAAATCAGATAGGATATATACTTTTGTTAATGGCTCTATAATGGAGTTTAAAAGTTATGAGGATGCACAGGATGCAAAGAGTGGTAAAAGAGATTATCTATTCATAAATGAAGCAAATGGTATAGACAAAATAATATGGGATGAATTATATATTAGAACTAAAAAGAAATCCTATTTAGATTACAATCCTAATGTACAATTCTGGGTACATCAAGAACTCATAGGTAAACCTAATGTTACTTTAATTATATCAGACCATAGGCATAATACTTTCTTAGATGAAAAGATACATACTAAAATAGAAGCAATAGAAGATATTGAACTATGGAAAGTTTATGCAAGAGGATTAACAGGTAAATTAGAAGGTGTAATATTTAGAAACTATAATGTTATATCTGAAATAGATGCAAATGCTAAACTAATTGGTTATGGTTTAGACTTTGGTTTTTCAAATGACCCAACCACACTAATAGCAGTTTATCAGCAAAGTGGAGAATTAATATTAGATGAGTTAATATATGAAAAAGGACTACTAAATATACATATTAGTAATAAGATGCATGAATTAGGTGTTAAAGGTAGAATCATTGCTGATAGTGCTGAACCTAAAAGTATAGCAGAACTAAATGCATATGGTTGGATGGTAGAAGCTGCAAAGAAAGGTCCTGATAGTATCAGACAATCAATAAATAGTTTAAAAAGATATAAATTGAATGTTACCAAGCATAGTTATAATTTAAAAAATGAATTGAATAACTATAAATGGAAACAAACTAAAGATGGCAAATTAGACAATGTGCCAATAGATATATTTAACCATGGCATAGATGCAGTTAGATATGTTACACTTAATATTTTAGATAATATTTCAAGCGGAAAATACACGTTTCTTTGATATTTTTGCTGCCCATAACTCATTGATTTACAATTATATATAGAAAAATACAAAAAAAGTATAAAAAAAGGTATATTCTATGTAATATTTACCTATCTTTATATAGTAATAGTAAAGCAATAATAACCACAAAAACTAAACAAAATGAAAAAAACAATTACAATTAACCAGTATTTAACATTAGAAGATAATAATATCTTCTCATACAAATTAACTCAAGATGGTTTTGAGATTGCTAGATATTGGTCTATGTATGGAGAAAACAAAAATCAATTTTTGATGAGAATTTATGCAGATGTTCAAAGAATAATTAAAATGTATCAAAAATGAAAAAGGAAAAAAACCAACTTATATTTATTGCAATAGTATTCTGTTATTTTATCATTAGAGCAATAATAAATTAGGAAAATTAAATCTAAGTACATATATTTGCATAACCACAAAAACTAAACAAATGGATAAGGAATTTAGAATCTTAATTATAGAAGCATCAAGATACAGAGTATTACTTGAATATTGTATAGAAGGATTACAAGGTAAAACTGCTATGCAGGGAGAAAATTTAGCAAACTATATTCAACGTAGATTAAATGAAACCGATGAAGAAATAAAAAAAATCAAAACCCAATAAAATGAAAATTTCAGAACTACTAAAAGAAACAAGAAAATCTGCAAACCTTACGCAAAAACAATTAGCAGATAAATCAGGAGTATCATTTGTAAGTATTAATAGAATTGAAGGTGGTGCATTTCCAAGACTATCTGTATTACAAAAATTATTTACTGCTATGAACAAGAAACTTAATTTTGAACTATCAGAATTAGAAGTTAATGAATTGGCATAGTATAACATTATTTCAATATCAGCGAATTATCTTAGCATTACAAGAAGAAGATATTACTGATAGGAATTCTAAACTTATTGGAATAATTAATAATTGGACTGATTATCAAGTAGATAGTCTAACAATAGAAGATTACAATAAAGAAAAAAATAAACTAGAATTTCTAAACAAAGACATAGAAGGTAAACCAGAAAAGTATATAAATGTTAATGGTAATAAATATAAATGTATATATGATATAAGAAAGCTAAATTCTGCACGATATATTGAATCAAAAGTGTTCAGTCAAGATTTTATTAGTAACCTGCATAAGTTAGCTGCTTCAATGGTAATGCCTATGAAGAGAACTATATTTGGTTGGAAGGTAGATAAATATGATGCAAGTAGGCACGAAGATTACGCACAAGATATGTTAGAAGTGCCTATAACAAGTATTTATCATTCAATTGTTTTTTTTTATCATGTATACAGAAACTTGATGGAAGTTTCAAAGGATTATTTAATAGCACAACTGATGAAAGCCAACAAGAGCCGTTTGGAAGCAGAATCGGAAGTAGTAAATTTATTGAAAACTTTGGATGGCAATATTGCACCAAATCTGTTGCCGACTACCACAATATCAAAGTTAGAGAAGCTTATGAACTCCCAGTAATAGAATATCTCAATACTTTAAGTTATCTTAAAGCAGAAAGAGATTATAAGAAATAGAGTTATGGTGATTGGTTTCTGCCCTTGTATCTACAGGGGCATTTTTTTTCAGATAATTTCGCAAATTTAGGACATTTATAGTTATGAAAGAAGCACAAGCTAAATTTATAGCTGACCAAGTTCTAAAGGAATTAGGTGGAAAATTTACTAAGGTTGCGCCTGATAAATTGCCTGTATTAGAACGTATACTCTATGATATAGGGCTTGAATTTAATAAGGAAATAAATAATAACCTAAAGGAACAAAATGCTATAGCATCAGGAGGATTAGCTGATATAAGCGTTCCACAGGTATATGAAAATGCCAATGGTAGTTATACATTAGCAGTTGGGTATCCTATAAATTCTAGACAGGCAAAGTATTATGATTATGTCAATAAGGGTGTAAAAGGTACAAAAAACAAAAAAAGTAATCTAGGAACACCATATAAATTTAAGCCTAATAAAAAAAGTATACCATATAATGTCATAGAAAAGTGGCTACAATTCAATAAACTGCGAAGTATATCTATAAAGAAATATACTAAGTTAGGTGTAGAAACTAAACTTGTGTCAGATAAAAAGAGTATGGCAAGTGCAATAGCAATAGGTATACATAGGAATGGATTGAGAGCAACAAAGTACTTTGATGATGCTTTGAAAATTATGCAAACAGAAGATTTTAGAATTGCACTATCAAAAGCAATAGAAGGAGATTTTACTATTAAATTTAATCAAATAACTGAACAATAATGTCGGTAACAATTTTAAACACACCTGCAACATATTCATCAATGCACACAGACCTTTGGTTTGTTTCATCTTCTACAAATTCAGGAACTACTAACTTTAAATTTGTTTATGATGTAAAAGTTAACAATAGTTTAGTAGCAAGGTCAAAGGTATTTCCCGATGTTAGCGGAAACTATGGAGTATTTAATGCAGCACCAATAGTAAGAGCATACACATCAAATTATTTTGAGCCTTCAGGAAGTTCAATTCTTGTTGAATCAAACAATAAGATGAAAGTCAATTATGTTATTGAGGTAAGGGAGGAAGTGAGCGGAAGCATTGCGGTTTTGCCTGATGCATCTGGAAGCTACTCAGCATATAACTATTATCCACCATTGTTTGCCGATATGATTGATATTGGAAACGATATTCCATTGGTGTTGGATGATTATTATGAGAATCTATTGGTTAATAACTATTCAGATAATTGGCTAACGGATAGAGATTTTAGCGACATTCAGATGGAGTTTGGAGACCAATGCTTCATATCTTATTTTAGAAAGACAACAGGGGGAACTTATACTGCAACTATTGATGTTGTTAATGAAGCAGGTAGTGTATTATCATCATATACAGGAAGCCTAAATCTATCAGGAGAGTTTAATCTATTTAGCCTACAGGCTGCAGCAATAAATACTTTTGCAGGAAGCACACTAATAAATCAATCAACATATGGTTACCATGTTTATATCAACTATTCTGCAGGTGCAGGCTCATTTGTCAGTCCTAAAGTTAAAGTTAAGCAGGTTTGTTATCCAAAATATAGGCAATACAATATACATTTTCTAAATAGACTTGGCGGATGGGATACAATGAAGTTT